GCTGAAGGTAAATTATTTGGTTCTAACGCTAAATTTTACGATCAAATTGATAGTAATATCCAAGGTTTAGGACAATTAGATTATACATCCTCTATCCAATTATTAAATAATAAGGATGATTATAAATTTAATTTACTAACAGCCCCAGGATTAAACCATTCAGATCATGCTACTGCAACTACTCTATTAGTCAGTACAGCAGATGCCCGTCAAGATTGTATAGCTGTTATTGATTTAGATGGATATGGAACTAATATAGGTACTATGATTGATAATGCTACGTCATTTGATAGTTCATATGCTGCTACTTATTGGCCATGGTTACAAACAATTGATCCAAATACAGGACAAGTTGTTTGGGTACCTGCTTCAACTATGATTCCTGGAGTATATGCATTTACAGACGCTTCAAGTGACGCATGGTTTGCACCTGCGGGATTAACAAGAGGAGCTCTTGGAAATGTAACAAAAGCAGAAAGAAAATTAACTACTACAAATAGAGATTCATTATACGAAGCTAATATTAACCCAATTGCTACATTCCCAGGAACTGGAGTTGTTGTATTTGGTCAGAAAACACTACAGAAAAGAGCTAGTGCATTAGATCGTGTAAATGTGCGTAGATTATTAATTCAACTTAAGAGCTTTATTTCTCAAGTAGCTGATAATTTAGTATTTGAACAAAATACAATTGCTACAAGAAATATATTCTTAGGTCAAGTTAATCCGTACTTAGAATCAGTACAACAAAGACAAGGATTGTACGCGTTTAAAGTAGTAATGGATGATACTAATAATACTCCAGATGTAATTGATAGAAATCAACTAGTAGGACAAATTTATTTACAACCAACTAGAACAGCAGAATTTATTATGCTAGATTTTAATGTATTACCAACAGGAGCAGTATTTCCTGAATAAAAACACAAAAATAGAATATTTATAATAAAATAAAAATATAAAATGGCAGTATTAGATCCTAACGAAATATTTTACACGGCATTTGAGCCAAAACAAAAGAATAGATTTATTCTTTATATTGATGGATTTCCTTCGTACATTATGAAGGGTGTCGGAGCCGTAACTGTATCACAAGGAACAGTACCTTTAAATCATATTAACGTTCAACGTTTTGTAAAAGGTAAAACAACTTGGGGTACTATCCAATTCACATTATTTGATCCTATTACTCCTTCTGGTGCTCAAGCAGTAATGGAATGGGTACGTTTACACCACGAATCAGTAACTGGTCGTGATGGTTATAGTGATTTCTACAAGAAAGACTTAACTGTAAATGTATTAGGACCTGTAGGGGATATTGTATCAGAATGGATTATAAAAGGTGCTTTAATTACAGAAGCTTCATTTGGAGATTTCAATTGGGATACTGAAAACGCTGCTCAAGAACTTACAATGACAGTTCAACCAGATTACTGTGTATTGAATTTCTAAAAATTTACCCAACCCTCATACCTCAAAAAATTGCTTGGCTTCGGTCAAGCTTTTTTTTATATTGAACGTCAATACTAAAAGGAATAGTTCTTTGACATTTAAAAATAATAAGATATGGAAAATTTAGAATTTGTTTTAGGTGTCCTATCCACAGTAGGTGTATTCTTAGTAGGGTATGCTTCGATAGGAGTGTTTAAGGTGAAAACCAAAGTTAGAGATGTTAACCAATCTGTAGATAATGCTTATTTAGCTATGGATGAAATCGGTAAAGATTTTAATAATAATATTAATGATTTACGATTAGATTACCAAAATCAAATTGATGAAATTTATAGGCAAATAGATTCAAGATTTGATAAATTTGAAAATAAAATAAATAAATAATTACTAACCCGTTTTAAGAACTTTCCTTTTTAGTATTTATTAACGATAAAAAAGTTTTAATTAAATAAAGATTATGGCCGAATTTAAATTCCCAACCGAAGAAGTTGAGTTACCATCTAAAGGATTAGTTTATCCTGAAGATAATCCCCTTTCAAGCGGTAAAGTAGAAATTAAATATATGACTGCTAAGGAAGAAGATATACTTTCAAACCAATCATACATCCAAAAAGGTACAGTATTAGACAAATTATTAGAATCTGTTGTTGTATCTTCTGATGTTAAAATAAAAGATTTAATTATTGGAGATAAAAATGCATTATTAATTGCTACTCGTATTCTAGGGTATGGAAAAGAATATAAGTTTAATTATGGTAAAGAATTAAGAACTGTTGATTTAACTGAGATAGAAAATAAAGAATTTGATACCAACTTAATTAATAAAGGAGAAAATTCATTCCCTTTTGAATTGCCCCATAGTGGTAATAATATAACTTTTAGAATATTAACAGGTCATGAAGAATCTAAAATTGAAAAAGAATTAGCAGGCCTTAAAAAAATTAATAAAGAACCTTCAGAATTAACTACTAGATTAAAATATATTATTACATCAGTAGGTGGAGATAATGATTCTAAAACAATTAGAGAATTTGTTGATAATTATTTATTAGCAAGAGATTCTAGATCTTTAAGAGAATATATTAGACAAGTTCAACCTGATGTTAATCTTAACTACCAGTTTGAAGATGGAGAGGAGGTAGTTATCCCAATAGGGATAGGCTTTTTTTGGCCTGACTTCTGATAGCGCTCCTTCATTAAGAAGAAATTTATTTAAACAAATACATGAAATAGTCTTCCATGGTAAAGGTGGATATGACTATGACACAATTTACCATATGCCTATATGGTTAAGGAAGTTTACTTTTTCTGAAATAGATAAATTCTATACTAAAGAAAAAGAAACTATTGAAAACAAAAATACTTCAGGAAGTAAAAATCTTATTAACCCTGATGGTACAGTTAATACCCCTGAATTTATGAAAGCTTCTCAAGACTACAAGGGTAAAACAAGTTATAAGTAGCAATATTTATAACATATAGTTTACTATGGATGAAATTAATAAGTTAAATGAGGACATTGCCAAATTAAGAAGGCAATTAGGGCAAAGCCCTATTAAACTTTTTCAAGAAAATGAAATTGAAGAAGCTAAGTTAGCTTTATCTGGATTAAAAGCAGAAATTAAGGAAATCCAAAATGATGCTGTAAATCTAGCAGGTGCATTTCGCGAAACTGTTAATGAAATAAGAAATCAAGGTAGTGCATTAAAAGATAGCACTAAAACTCTTAGGGGATTACAAAGTATATCTCAAAAAATCAAATATGATCAAGAAGGTATAGGTAAACTTTCCATAAAAGAATTACAAACACTAAAAAAACAAGCAGAACAAAGAAAATCTGACCTTAAAGAAAATTTAGATCAACTTACTAGAAGAAGACAAGAATTAGAGTCTGGAATAAGCTTAAATAAAAAGGCAACAACTGAATTAAAAAGTATAAGAGCCGCAGAAGCATCTATTAAAAATGAATTAGAAGGCACAATTGAGGGAAGAAAAAAAGAATTAGGATTAGTAGATAGTCTTAATATTGCTATTGATGAAAGGATAGAAAGAGAAAAAAATATCCAAAATAGTCTAGGAATTTCAGGTGGAATTCTTAAGAGCATTGAGGGAGCCATGAATAAAATAGGTCTTGGTGCTTTATCTCAAGCTATAGGATTTAATGATATAAATAAAGAACTTCAAGAATACGCTGAAGAATTAGAAGATTCAGAAGAAGGACTTGATGCGAACACAAAACAGTCTTTAGTACTAGGTAAAGGGTTTGAACTTGTTGGAGATAAAGTTAAAAAAGCTTTAAGTGATCCTATGGTTGTTATAGCTATTGGATTAAAGGCTATAGGTGCTTTAACTTCTGCACTTTCAAAAGGATTTGCTAGAAGCCAAGAAAATACGGGGGCATTAGCTAAAAACTTAAATATATCTAATAAAGAAGCAATGCAATTAAGTAGAGGGATGTCTGCTGCTTCTTTTGGTTCAGATGCTTTATTTTTATCAAGTAAAGGATTAACAGAAACCCTAGTTGAAATTAATAAAGAATTAGGAACAAGTATACAATTTTCAACCCAACAATTAGCTACCTTTACTAAACTAAGAGAAACAGCTGGATTGACTAATGAAGAGTTAATGGGTATTCAAAAACTTTCTCTTGCTAATGGTCAATCTTTTGATGCTAATGCTGATAGTTTATTAAATCAAGTTTCAGCTTTAAATAGAGCTAGTGGAATTTATATAAACGAAAAACAAGTATTAAAAGAAATCTCATCCCTTTCAGCTGCTACTCAATTATCATTAGGTAAAAATCCAAAAGCATTAGCTGAAGCTGTTACTGTAGCTAAAGCTTTAGGTATGGAAATGTCTAAAGTTGAAAGCATTGCTGATAGTTTATTAGATTTTGAATCATCAATTAGTAATGAATTACAAGCAGAATTATTAATTGGTAGAGATATTAATTTAGAAAAAGCAAGACAAGCTGCCTTAAATAATGATTTGGCTACTTTAGCTAAAGAAATAGCGGATCAAGCTGGAACTGCTGCTGAATTTTCTCAAATGAACAGAATCCAACAAGATGCTATTGCTAACTCTGTTGGAATGGGTAGAGAGGAATTAGCTCAAACTTTATTTGTACAAGAACAATTAGCAGGAGCTAGTGGAGAAGAAGCAGAAAGAAGACAAAAAGTATTAGATGCTAGAATAGAAGAAGTTGGATTGGCACAAGCCCAAAGGGAATTAGAAGAGGGAGGTTTAGAAAATATGTTAAATCAAGCCACTGCTACAGAAAAAATGCAAGCTTCTCTAGGGAAAATTAATGAATTATTTACAGCTTTAGGAGCAATGTTTGCACCTATAGTAGATATGTTTGCTAGTATTGCTGGGTTTATAGCAGAATCTCGAACTGCTATGGTACTTTTTAGTGCAGCTATTGGAGCTGCAGTTACAGTATTAGGTGCTTTAGCCATAAAATCATTAATTGCTGCTGCTAGTCAAATTATGTTTTCTTTTTCCCAACTTCCTTTCGGTATAGGTATTCCACTAGGTCTTGCTGCTATTGGAGCTTTAGGGGGAGTAATATCAAGTCTAACTGCAACATCAAAAGCAGATGATATCCTTTCAGAAGGAGGAAGTGGAAGTGGTTACGGTAAAAGAATGTTATTAGCCCCTGAAGGTGCTTTTGCTCTAAATAATAAAGATACTGTTATAGCAGGAACTAATTTATTTAGAGGAGATGATGTTATATCAGCAGGAGCGGGACAAGTTAATGTATCCTCACAAGGCAATAAAACAGGTGAAAAAACTAATATGTTATTAGAAAAATTAATTGGTCAAAATGCTAAAAAACCAGAAATATCTCCTGTGGGTTTATACGAAATTGCTTAATCTAATATTTATAACAAAATAAAATTATGGGACTATTAAATAAATTACAATCTATAGGTTCAGTATTATCAAGAGGTAATGGTTCAACTCCATCTACTCCTGATTTTGCTGCTTCTAAATTACACAGAAATTATTCAATTACGGGTACACCTAACATTCAAGGTAAACCTGCTGAATCAGAATTAGATTTGGATGGAGAAACTCCCTCTAAATATATGGATAATTTACCTGAATAAATCTTTTATAAATGGGATTAGTTGATTTAAGAACAAACTTAAAATCCCTACGATACGGAAAAGATAAAATTGGAGGGGGGTCTAGTAACCAACCATATATCAAAACAGATATACCTGATAGCTTTTCAGACGTAGGACAAACTGGGGGACCAGATGTTATTTTACGAGGTGGAACTTTAGTACCTGGTAGAGCGGCTAGGGATGTTTCTAGATTAGCTCAAATGTTTTTTGATTTTAAATCAATTGGAGGTCCATTATTTATAGCTAAACAAAATTTATTATCTCGTACTTCTGTTGCTATAAATGCTTCTAATGCTGAAGGTAATCAAGGTAAAATATTAAATGACGGTATATATTTACCTACTTCTACTTTATTGCAAGCTGGTGGAAACGCTATAGGCCTGCATTTAAATAAACAAGGACTTAATCCTTTTATTTTTGACAAAGAAAATATTGGATATAATAAGATAATGAAACCTTTTATTTCAACTAATGAAAAAAAGGAATATGGTAGGTTAGTAGAACTTACAAATGAAAAATTATCTTTAACTTCTACTCAATCCCAAAACCTATTTAAATATTCAGGGGGTCCTAATTCTGTATTAGGGATAGGTAAAACCAAAATTAGAAGATTTTCAAACACCACAGAAGATAGAAATTATACTGTAGGTAAGTTTTCTTTTAATAAACCCGCAGAAAATGTTCCTAGTGACTTAATTCCTAGAGATCCTAATCTTGCAGAATTATCATCAGGAGGAGACGTAAATACCACCCCCATAAAAGGATTTTACAAACCAAGTAAATATGTAAATTTAAGAGATGGAAAGTTATTAATTCCTATAGATCATCAAAAGTTTTTAGGGGTATCACCTCTTTATGCTTCTTTATTTCCTGAATCCCAAGGAAAATTAAAAGAAGGGTGGGTTCAAAATAATGTAGGAAATGGTTTAGAAGACAAATATAGACCAAATAGATATAATAAACCCTCACAGGAAAACCCAACTATTCAAGAAGATTTTAGAACTAAAAGTGATGATCCTAAAACTTCTTCCTTTAGATTAGATTATAGTGGGGGAGATGCTAAAAATATAGAACAAAGAGTCGGTTTAGGAAATCCTGGTAAGAAAAAAACTAGAGAAGAATTAGCTAATTACCAAAAAGGTTTAGGAGAATTAGATAAAGTTAACTCATTAAGACTATACAAATCAGAAACAGTTACTTCTAACCCCGAAAAAAACGATTTAGTCAAATTTAGAATTGGAATTATTCAAAATGATGACCCATCAGAAAAGGTATTTATACATTTTAGAGCGTTTTTAGATTCTATGTCTGATGATTATAGCGCAGATTGGACATCTGATAAATTAATGGGTAGAGGAGAAAATTTTTATAGATATAATGGGTTTGATAGAAAAATTTCATTAGGTTGGACAGTAGTAGCTCAATCTAAAGATGAATTAATTCCAATGTATCAAAAATTAAATTATTTAGCTTCAACTTTAGCCCCTGATTATTCTAAAAATATAGGGTACATGAGAGGAAATCTAGCAACTCTAACAGTTGGTGGGTATTTATATGAACAACCTGGAATTATTACAGGTTTATCTTATAGTGTTCCTGAAGAATCACCTTGGGAAATAGGTATACCAGCAAAAGGTGGAGCAGATCCAGACAACCCAGAATTTAAATCCGATAAATCAGTAAAAGAAATGCCCCATATGATTAAAGTATCTGGGTTTAACTTTATACCAATTCACGAATTTGTCCCAAGAACACAACAGAATAGATATCTTGGAAAAGATGGAAGTTTAAGTAAATTTGGTAAAGAAAGATATATATCTTTAAATAATGGGTATAATAATAATTATGATGGTGTAAATTATATTAAATAATGAGAAGATACCAAGACATAAAAATATTAAATAATCTTAAGGGAAAAAGATATTATGGTACTACTAAATACCCTGAAATACCTATATCCTTTGAAGATATTTATGTTTATACCACACAAGGAGATAGATTTGATTTATTAGCCCAACAGTATTATAGTGATTCGTCTTTATGGTGGATAATTTCTTCAGCAAATAGTGCCCTACCACAAAATTCTTACTATATTCCAGAAGGCCAACAAATTAGAATACCTCAAAATATATCTGGGGTATTATCCCAATTTAAAGCCTTAAATGAAAGATAGTTATGAACGGAAATATAGTAGGAGAAGAATTTGAAAAATATGTATTTGATCAAATTGCCCAAAGGCAAAAAGACCAATACTCAGGTTATGACTCTCTTCGTACCCCTAAACAACTTCAATATTTAAATAATAAAAATGCTTGGGTTAAATTAGCCTCAGGTGTCTCAATAATCCAAGAATTAGATGAAAATAATAAAACTATACTTTATGACGGTATAGAAAGACTAAGAGATATTGTTGGTGCTGATCTTGCTGACGATTTTAAAGGAATAGAATTAGCTAAAAAAACCGTATTATTTAATGGTTTAAGTGAAACTGAACCTGCTACTTATAAAAACGAAAAAAAAGTTGAAAAAACAGCTGAATATAATTTTAGATCAGGGTATAATAATACTCAAAATATATGGAATCTTTCTTCGGTATATGGGTTAGGTGGAACTGATTTTGGTCAACAACCAATGCCTGGGATTCAATCTGTAAATGTTAAGTCTTTAAATAGAGGTTCCATTAGAGAAGCAAATGTAACACTAAAAGCCTATAATAAATTTCAATTTGCTATAATTGAATTACTTTATTTAAGATTAGGATTTACTATGATGCTTGAATGGGGGAATGATAAGTTTATTAATAATGAAGGAGAACTCAAACAAATGGGTAATACTATTATTGAAGATTTATGGTTCCAAAACAATAGTTATACCCAACTTCAAATGATAAATGCTATAGAAAGATATAGGGGGGAATATTCTGGGAATTATGATGGATTCTTTGGTAAAGTAGTTAACTTTACATGGACATTTGAAGCTGATGGGAGTTATAATATCGATTTAAAATTAATAACTGTGGGAGATGTAGTTGAATCTTTACAAGCTAATATTCCTACAAAGTCTTATGAAGTTACTACTTTAAATGCCGAACTAGAAAAAAATGAAATTTATAAAAATATTGGAGATTCTCCGATATCTAATGCTGCTAAAAGTAGCAAAATAGGTAAATATTTATTTGATAGTATAGGTAGGGAAAACTTATGGAATGGTTCAAATCTTGAATACTTTTCACTAAAAAATTATTTAATTGACAATACTAGAAATAGTGTAACAAATTTTAAATTTGATAAGAAAATAAATGATAAATATAACTATTTTATAACCTTTGGTGAATTTTTAAATTGGTTTAAATTAAATATTATTCCTAATGTTAAAACTGGAATATATTTTGATAAACAATTGGGAATAGAAACTGATGAGTTTTCAAACATAGTTTGTTATTACCCTAATCAAATCTCATTAGACCCTAGGGTTTGTATTTTTAAATACATTTTTGGAAGCTTAGGAGAAACTGAGGTTCGGTATAGTATAGATGGAGTTAAAACCCCAATGTATTTAGAAAATTTAAAAGATTATGTAACTCCAAAAAATGATACTGTTTTATATGGTCGATTAATGAATTTATATCTAAATTATGATTTTATTTCTAAGTGTTTAAATTCTAATACTAAAGATGGTAAATTATCTATATTTAAATTTTTCCAAAAAATATGTGATGGTATAAATTCTGCTTTAGGTGGAGTTAATAATATAGAACCTATTATAAAAAATGATAAAATTATTACCTTTATAGACCAAAACCCAATCCCAGGTTATTTAGAAACTTTAGAAGGAATAAAAGATACTGTAGATTTAGAAATTTATGGGTATAACCAATCTTCTAAATCCTCTAACTTTGTCCAAGATATTTCTTTTAAAACTGAAATTACTCCCCAATTAGCATCTATGGTTAGTATAGGAACTACTGCAGGAGGAAGTTCTACAAAAAATGAAGAGGGGACTGCTTTTTCTTATTGGAATCAAGGATTACTTGACAGATTTCAACCCAAAATAGAGGACCCAACGGATAAAGAAATAATACCTTTAACCCCAGAAGAAGAAAGAATAGAACAATTGATAGCAACTTACGCCTTTAAATCAACGTGGTATTTATTTGCTTCTAAAGATAATAGTGAAGAAGATAAATTTAAATCCTTTACAAAACTTAAGAACATAGATGGTGATAAATTTGAAAACCCCAGAAGAAGACATAGCATAACCTCAGATTTAGTAAAAGGAAACTATTCAGTAAAAGAATTTATAAACTTAGCTTTGGAGCAATATGCTATAACTAATTCTAAAAACGCTTTTACCCAAGATGAATTAGCTCAAGAAGAAAGCAGTAATTATGCTATATACTTAATAAATGCTTTTGGAGGTTCATCATCTGCAAAAGTTAGATATTTAGGAAAACGTGATGCTAATGGTAATAGAAAAGTTAAAGAAAAACCATTAGCTAGTATTTCATTTCAAAATTCTAAGTACACTTTATTTGATGACAATTTTATATCTAAAGGGAAAAAAACTTATAAAGTTTACATGAATTCCATTTCATCAGCAATTTCTAAAGATGAAGATAAAAATAGAACCCCTTCTAGTCAAATAGGATTCATCCCCGTAGGATTTGGAATCAAACTTCAAGGATTATCTGGTATAAAAATCTATAATAAACTAAATATTAATAATACTTTTTTACCTTCACAATACCCAAAGGCATTAAAGTTTTTAATTCAAAAAGTTAATCATAGTATCCAAGATAATAATTGGGTTACTAATTTAGACACATTATCAATTCCTAAAGTAAAACAGACTGATAAAGGAGATTTAACTAATTTTTTAAATGCAATACAACAAGTTCAAACTGGATTGTTACCCCTAGAAGATAGGGGCCCCCAAAACCAAAATATTACTGAAGAATTTAAAGTAACAGGCATAGCTAGTTCAATTGAGGGTATAATTTCTCAACTTAATGAAAATGCGAAATCTTCATTTAAAGCCTTCTTTAATGACTTGTCCACTAATTATAAAGGATATACAGCATTAATAAATTCTATAGGAAGAAGTATAGAAAAATCAATAGAATTAAAACAAGAAAACCCTAAAAATGCCGACCCAGGAAGATCTAAACATAACTATTATGCTTCAATAGATATGAATATCATTACACCACAAGGAAAAACTTTAACGAAAGAAGGAATGAAACATGAATGGAAAAATCATGGTTTTAATACTTTAGCTGAAAAATATAATTTAATATGGGGAGGTAGTTTTTCTACTTATGAAGATTGTATACATTTTGAATATACATTTAAAATAGATGATGCCGTAGCAAATGCAACCTCTAAATACGGCAGTGTAGAAAACATGAAAGGTGACAATGGAAAATATGTAAAATTAACTTAATATGTACTATCCTAAATCTCAAATAATAGAAAATCAAAAAACCAATGGGGGAGAACTCCAAAATTCTTCAACCCAACAAGATTATAAAGGAGCCTATTACCAAACATCAGATGGGTCTTTTTATTCGGGTAAAAACCCCCAAGATAGACCATCTTTCCCATTAACCCCTATTTCTCAAAATGATAACCCTATTACTAACCCTAATAATATCACTCCCCCAGATACAGTATCTAGAAAATTTGTAGATCCTACATCAGAACCTACATCCAATAATTACTTTATAATAGATGAAAATTATTATTCATCTAAAAATATCCCTGAAGATAGAGGTGAAGCACCTAGAAAACCTAAATTTACCCTAAACACACCATCTCTTATTGATTACCAAAATGGATATTTTACTAGATATTTTGTTAAAAAAATAAATGATAACTTATATTTAGAAGTAAATAAAAAAGAATACAATTTATTTAAAAAAACAGATCAAACCGTCCAATTTAACCTTTATATTCCAATAGAGATTACCTGGAATTTAATGGGAGATAAAATAGAAGTATTTAATAAGAATAAAACAATTGTTTCTTTAAAAGAACAAAAAGAAAATTTACCCGGATTTACTTTATCATTTAAAAATAAATTTGATAAATATTATAAAACTGTTGGAGACTAAACAAATTCTTCATATATTAGGGTAAAATAAGGTTATATGTACTGGCTTGTAGAAAACGAGGAGCAGTTAAATGTTTTAATAAATAGTGGTTATAAAGAAGCTTTCATTGAGGTAATACCTTATAATGACACAATACACCCCGTACAAAACCACGTTAGTTTAGTGTATATTAGACCGATTGAAGCGAGTAAAGGCTTTATGATATGCGTTACCCATAGTGAAGCTTTAAATGCGTTAAACACGCGTATAATCGATTTACTAAACAAATTTGATAAAATATATTGTAGGGATAAAAAACAAACATTACATTATTTTCCAATTAAAGCTCTTTATGACATAACACCACCCCCTCATACGTATATACGACCTACAACACAAACACATGATTTATACTATCGTGAACACAAAGATAATCCGGAGTTAAACTTAATTATACCGATTGTTAAACATTATGAATTGTGTGAAACGATTTTTAGAGATCTAAAAGCGAATATTAACATAGAAAAAACTAAATATGATGAATTCTTTAACAGTAGAGTATCCGTGGTATTCAACGCCATCGAGAGAAGTGGCATACGTATACACAATGACACCTTCAGTGAATACTTCCACGCAGTTGACGGTGAATACGTCAACACTCAGTTCAACTTAAAAACAACTACTACAAGACCTAGTAATAAATTTAAAAATGTAAATTATGCCGCACTCAACAAAGAAAACGGATGTAGAAAGAGTTTTATTCCTCGTAATAGCAAACTTGTGGAGATTGATATTTCTGCTTACCACCCTAGTTTGGCTGCTCGTCTCATTGATTATAGCTTTACCACTAGTGATATTCACGCTCATTTTGCTACCCTATATAATGTGGATTATAAAAAAGCGAAAGAGCTTACTTTTAAACAGCTTTATGGCGGAGTTTTTAAACAATATAAAGAACTCGAATTTTTTCAAAAAATAGAAAAATACGTAGGAGAGAACTGGAATAAATTCCAAAGCGACGGGTTTATAGAATGTCCGGTTTCTGGGTATGTTTATAAAAAAGAAAACTTGGGGGAGATGAATCCACAAAAGTTGTTTAATTATGTGTTACAAAATTTAGAAACATCCATGAATGTGTTGGTTTTGTGGGATATATTTCGTATATTACGGGGATACAAAACGAAGCTAGTGCTATATACTTATGATTCGTTTTTATTTGATTGGGATGAAGGAGAAACAGAATTATTAGAGAAAATAAGAGATATTTTCAAAAAATATAAGCTAAATATTAAAGAAATAGAAGGTTATGATTACAACTTTGGAGAAACCGCTTAATACGTATAACGCGAAATACGACGTTATAACTAACATTCAAAATTTAAGCGACTTGAATAATAAATTATTTTGTACCTTCACCGATTTAGAGGGTCTAGATGCACTTATAGAAAATATTACATCAAAATATAATATTATATATAACAAGCTTTTTGTACTAGAGATAGTAGGAAAAGATGAATATGTAGTAACATATAATGTTGAACAGGCTAACGTACATTCAATTCCAGAAAATACCATTTTAGTACATCGTAAAAAGGAATCTAACACCTTATATACTATTAATGCTTTAAATGAGTTAATTAAAAAATTAAATGGTGGCGTCGTAGACACCAGATATAGAGTTGATTGGCAGCATTATAGAAATTGTGTTTTACTTACTCAACACAATGAATTAAATCAACTTAATACAAAAATTTACAAAATTATTGAACTATAGTTTGGCTCCCCAAATTTAAGTTCGTATATTAGAGTTACATATAAACAGTTATAATTAAAAATAAGTTACATTTATGGATTTATCAATGCTTAAACAGAAATTGGATACCCTCCAATCAAAACCACAGGGTGGTCAAAAGACCGATTACACAACCATTTTTTGGAGACCTACAGTAGGTAAACAACAAATTAGAATTGTACCATCTGCGTTCAATTCATCTAACCCATTTACAGAACTTAAGTTCTATTATGGTATTACAAATAAGGTTATGATTTCACCACTTAATTTTGATGAAAAAGACCCTATTGCTTTATTTGCTCAAAAACTTCGTGAAGGAGAGTATAATAAAGAGAATTATGTACTTGCTAAAAAGCTAGATGCTAAAACACGTACTTTTGTTCCCGTTATAGTACGTGGAGAAGAAGATAAAGGTGTGCGA